CCATGAGACCGGCGCGCTCACCGCGCCGAGCTGCTATGCGCTCGGCAGCCTCACCGAATATGCCTGCTACACGAAAAAAGCCCGAAGCAACTTTGCGCTGCAAGTCGCCATTATCGCGCGGCACAGCAAGCAAGCCTTCCTGGAAGGAATTGTTGAGATTGAGCCGCTTGTAGCGGACACCTGATCGCTGCCTATTCATACTTGATCCAAAATGCTCTTAAAGCCACCAGCGCCCGCCGACAAACCGTCAACAATGCCGCCAATCCGGTGCCGCTTAGCCGCCGCTCGATAACGCGCCGCACGCTCAGAAAGCCGTGCGCCCCGACCAATCTCAGTATTGCCTGCGGTAGCCGTCGCAAAATCAGCATCGCGAAAGGCTTCACGGCGCGCTTGCGCTACTGTGCCAACAGACAGATCAACGCCGCTTGCAGCATAGGCTCCATCGATAGAACCCACTGCATCAATGAGCGCCTTGCGGGTTTGTGTGCGACGATCGATCCCCTGCAAGGTTTCAAGCGCCTGTTCGGTTTCTGCATCAGCTGCAGCGGCTTCTGCTTCTGCCGCTTGCGCATTGCCAGCGCCAATTGCAGAAACAACACCCAGCACAGTGGCTGCACCCTGCAAAATGGTTGCAGCGCTAATACCGGTTGAAGCAGTTGCGGCAGCTGTGCCAGCTGCCGCCGTGCCGGCCGCGGCGGCCCCGCCTCCAAATAATGTTGCGCCTAATCCAAGAAAAAGCTCTGCCATCAAAGTTGCTCCATCACTGAATAGCTGCGCACATGCAAAGTGCCTGGCTTCTCTTGAGTGACCACCAAAGTTGGATCCATA